CGAGTCTAGCAGCAACGCCTTTTACAACGGCGGCAAAAAGTATAGTCTGGAGAGGGAATGTAAAACCATTACCCATCGTCGAGACCATATTTAAGCCTAGCTCGCTTCCTGTTGGAAGGATCGTCTTTCCGCATCGAAACATTAAAAGCAACGCATACCACGAACGTGGCAGCATATGCTTTAACATACCGAGCGAAAGAGAGTCAGATGCCGATTCAAGGTCTATGGTACATAACGTGCCATTTACCGAACCGACACGAGCAAGCTCGCGATTTCGATCTGGTTGTAAAGACAGATCTATGCCGAAGAAAGACCGAAGCCTAGCTTCAAGCATGCGACCTATACCGAGCTGAAACCACATATTTAATGTGGGTTCGGTACAGATTCCTCGAGCTACCGTCGTCGTTTTATTGACGAAACTGTACTTTGAAGAGTCTACTACGTCGTATCCGTGGGCTACAAGCCTGGAAGCTTCAGCTTCAAAACTAAGGCCACCCTGCGAGACACAACGCTCCCAAATCTCCGGGAGCCCCTCAGTAGCGGATAATGGAGAGTCAAACATCTTAGTGTAAAAGTCTTCCCCGCGAGCCGATATACTAGCTCCGGGTCCGGCACGTCCGTTAAAATAAATCTCACGGACATCACTAATAAGGGGATCAACCCCTCTGACAAACCAGAAGTCATAAAGAACTCCTTTAACAGAGTTCAGTATTTCTTCATCCGCAGACGTATCCAGCAAAAGAGACCAATTAGCACACCTGTCGTTGACAGCCAAGAACTTCTTTAAGGCTGCATGACATGCTAGCTCGCTGGGTTTATCCCCCTCAGAAATAAACTTCTTAAGGAGGCTATCTCTTAGACAGAAAGCGGCAACCTGTCTACTGCTAGAATCAACAGACCATGACGGTAAAGTCACGTCTATGTCTAAACTAAGGTCAGCAAGTAGATTGGAGTAAAGAACATCAGCGTTAATACGCATGGTGGAACTCCTACCTCTGATACTACGTTAGGGATCTATGGAAAGGAAATAATTAAAATAGTCCAAACCATAGAAACACTCCTCGCAGCGATAGCGGGGAAGATCTCGATAGAAACTAGTCAAGTCTGTTAAAAGAGGCCGAACTAGGTAAACCATCGAGAAAACCAACGTCCTCTTCACGAAGCTCCAAACTTTCCTTGGGAGCTGGGTTGACACCCTGAGTATTACCAGGGACCAACCGCATATCCACAGGATCGATCAAAGCGACGTGAATAAGGTAACCGCGATCAGCAAGGCTCTTATTGAGCTTTATGCGAAAATCGCGGGAAAGTAAAAGAGTCTCAAGCTCGAATTCGATATCCATTAAAGGACACCGTTTACGAGCATGTCACCGATGCCAGCAGACTGCTGGACAAGGGCGCCCAGATGAGCTGAAACGGCTGCACGAATATTAGGTGCATCAGCTGTATCTGAGCCCGCGGGTACGTCGAAGGAGGTCGTCACATTGAGGACCTTAAACGGTTGCCCAGAAAGGGGAAGAACTCCCTTACGAGTAATCGCCTTATACGTATTCGTTGGGACAAGAGTCACGACACCAGTAATCGGATTCGGGTTCCCCAAAATCTTGAGAGAAGCCGGCCGAGTAAAGTTGATCGTGAAAGGAGAAGCAACCGAGTGAGTAGTAACACCCGCTTGCGTTCCACCTAACGCCGTTACGACCACCTGCTTACCCGGATTTCCCGGGGGGGCCGTGTCGACAACCGTAGTATAAGTAGGGCTAGTGAAGCCCGTCTGCGGCTGTCCAGTTATCGGCGATGTTTGCGCGATTGACATTGAAGAAACCTCAAAAGAGGATAAAAACAAACTGGTTTCCCGCCTAAAACCGTCAAAATGTGGAAAAAGACCGAGGTCTAGATCCAGCAATTTGAGCAGCGAGTGCGGCGGTATTAGCCCATTTTAAAGAGCCGATACCGGGAATCTTGAAC